TTTGACGCAGATAATTTAAGACCTAAATACTATGAGATAATGGGGCTATAATGCAAACTACTATTTTGCTACTTATATCAAGAGCTGAGTACCTTGATGAGATGTTTGAGTGCTTAGACAAACTAAAATGTGATGTATCAGAAATGGCTTTACTTTGTATAGTTAATGGTGAAGCTGACTTATTTGTTAAGGCTCGTAACTTATGTGAGATGTCCAAGTTCTCAGAACGGCTCTGTATTCAAGAACGCCCCCTAACTAAAATCAGACAGTATGATATAGGCGGCAGACGAAAACGTATCTCAAGGCTACACAACGTGGCTAGAGAGCACGTTAATTCGCAATACGTCTTTGGTATTGAGGACGATACAATAGTGCCGTTCTACGCCCTAGAAATGCTTGGTCAGTATTATACAGACGAGGTTGGTATGATTGAGGGCGTGGAAATGGGGCGTTGGGGAGTGCCATACATAGGTGCCTGGAAAGCTGATAGCATAGAACAACCAACTGAATTAGTCAGCTTGCCAATGAGTGAGGGTCTTGTTGAAATTGACGCAGGCGGTTTTTACTGCTTTCTTACTCGTTCAGAGTTCTATAAAGCACACCACTTCAAACCATTTGACAATAACGGCTTGGGACCCGATGTAGACTTTTCAATGGCACTAAGACAGCGAGGTATGAAGAATTATGCACTATTTGACGTAGAGTGTATTCATAAAGGAACAACGGCAGATGTTATTTTTGGCGTAACTGAACCACGCCAAATAAAGATGTTCAAAAAAGGTAATCAATGGCGACAGAATATACTGTCTTGACGGGAGTTATAAAGTGGCTTATAATAATAATATGAATAAACGTGAGAGATGGACTATAATTGACGTTGATGAAGATGTTATTCTTCTTGTTAAGGAGTACGCCAAGAAAAATGGCTACACCACAGGACGAGCTTTATCAGAGTTGATTAAAATAGCTCAATCAAAATAATTCATTAGTTAAACAAAGAGAGGGTAAACTCAGGTATGAAAATATCTATTGATAAATTGACTGATAACAAGGGACAGGTGGACGGAGTACCTAAAAACCCTCGCTATATCAAAGATGATAGATACAAAAAGTTAAAGCAATCAATCGTAGATGACCCTGAGTTTATGGAGCTCAACCCGATACTTGTATATGACACAGGCAAGGACTTTGTCGTTATGGGCGGAAATATGCGGTTTCGGGCAATCAAAGAACTCGGTTGGAAAGAAACCGAGTGTGCAGTTATGCCAAAAGATACCAGTGTAGAGCTGATTAGATCTCGCATAATCAAACACAACGCTGACTTTGGTTCTAATGATTGGGACTTATTAGCTAATGAGTGGAATACGTCAGATTTGTCTGATTGGGGACTAGAACAGACCGATAATTTTGCACCGACATTAAACCCCAACTCTGAACGTATGAATACAACTGATGAAGATATTTGCAAAGAACTAGGTATGGAACCCGAAGAGCTTATTCGCCTGAAACACATCACTGGTTTTAGCAAGTTATTTAAGGACACAGAATACAAAAAGAGTTGGGAAACTAAGACGCAAATTCTACTGAAAAAGGAACACAAAGCTTGATTATAAGTATTATAATAACAGCAGAGTAACAGCAGATATGAGCAAAGAAGATATAGTCCAGCACCAATTCAAAAAAGGCGAGAGCGGAAACCCCAAAGGTAGACCGCCTAAACTACTGACTGAGCTATTAGAAGATTTACGAGCCGAGGGCTTTGAACGGGTTACGACTAGTCAAGTAGTAGACGCTTATGAAACCTTGTTTGGTTTGCCGGTAGAAAAGTTACGAGCCGTTGCTATCAACGAGAAGTTACCAATGATTAGCCGTATCGTTGCCAAGGCTATGTTGTCCACTAAAGGGTTTGAGATACTTGAGAAGATGTTAGATAGGGCGCAAGGCCGGCCAAAACAAAGTATAGACGCTGAAGTTACCGGTGGTATAAATATTGCATTAGTAGAGTTTCTAGAGGCTGATGATGGAAATAATCAAGACACCAGTCAAGATACCGAGTGAGTACCGTGAGCTATTCAACCCTGACTGGCGATATATTGTTTTATACGGGGGGCGAGCTAGCGGTAAATCTGAGAGCGTAGCTCGGTCTTTAGTGCTACGAGGCCGGCAAGAACGCTTACGTATTCTATGTACCCGTGAATTACAGATGTCAATTAGAGACTCTGTACACAAGCTATTGAAAGATTTGATAGACCTATACAGGTTTGACGATTATAAAGTTACCTACGATAGTATTATCAACCGGACTACCGGCACAGAGTTTATCTTTAAAGGGCTACGGCACAACATCAATGAAATAAAGTCTATGCAAGGTATAGATGTATGTTGGGTAGAGGAAGCCCAAAGTATCACTGAACATTCATTAGACATACTAACCCCTACTATCCGAAAAGAGGGCTCGCAGATTATCTTCACGTTTAACCGCTTTACTGAGTTAGACCCTGTGTATGTCAAGTTTGTAATGAACAAAATGCCAAAGACATATACTGCACACCTGAATTATGATGTCCTAGAACGACACGGCTTATTGCCAGACGTTATAGCCCTAGAGATTGAGGCCGATAAGGAAAACCCTGCACTCTACGCTCATAAATGGCTTGGCGAGCCTCTAGGACAGGCCGAAATGGCTGTTATCGGCCGAGAAGAAATACTAAAAGCTATGCAGCGTTCAGACGTAAATAGCGAGGGCGAGTGGGTTGTAGGCGTAGACGTAGCCCGTATGGGTAATGACCGTACCGTATTCTGGTCCCGTAAAGGGCTTAAAAGCCTCGACCATAAAATACTATCTAAATACCCCATACCAAAGATCTGCGACGAGCTAGAGCGTTTTGTCCGCTACGATAAAAAGACCGTTACTATAAAGGTAGATGATACCGGCGTAGGTGGGGGCGTTACTGATGAAATGAAAAAGCGAGGCTATAAGGTTATAGCTATTAACTTCGGGGCAAGCCCTAACGATAAAGACAAGTACCCAAACTGGATTAGCGAGGCGTGGTTCTATATGGCCGAGCATATGAACGATATACAACTACTGTTTAATCCCGACCTCTTGATGGAGTTGTCTACCCGACAGTGGCAACAGGACACTAGAGGACGGCGTACCGTAGAGGGCAAGATTACCTATAAGAAGCGTGGCTACCGTTCGCCAGACATAGCTGACGCCGTTGTGATTTGCTACGCACCGGCCAAAATAGAGCCAATTCGGGTTATTTTCTAGAAAAACGGGCGTTTTTTGATAAAAAAGTACTAAAAAGTGTTTACTTTTGCTATTTTACGAATTATAATAATAATTACTATTAAATAAGCCAGAAAGGAATAGTAATGGCTAAGAATACATCAGTAATAGAAAACGTAGAACTAGAAAAGGGTGGCGAACTCTCAATCTACACAGCTTCTAATTCAACTAACCGAGTAAATATCGGCGTATCAGTCGGCGATATAGAAACAAACATTTGGATTTCTAGCGAAGAAGCCCAAGAACTAGCCGATAAAATTAACAAAGTTCTAAGCGAAGCTGAATAAAATGGAAGATTTTACTAATAAGTTCGTAATAAAAAAAGACGATATTAGGATTTCTATCGAAATTACTTACGAAAAAGGCCGACTTTCTATAATCGGTATGGGTAAAGACTTTGGTGGACAATGCCAAGATACCGTCTTAGAGTATTTTCCAGAGCAGTACGAGCTAGTCGAGATTTGGAACAGGTGGCACTTAAACGATATGAGAGCTGGCGACCCAGTACAAGAGGGCTGGCTACGAATTAACGGACACGGCAAAGACTATAACGAAACGTGCGATAAGCTAGAGAAAGCTGGTTTACTAACTCATAACGGTTATAAATACGGTACAGCTTGGAAGTCTGAACCAGTACCAGTTGATATACTTAAAAAATTAAAGGAGTGGAAATGAGCAAGGGCTTACTCGAAAAACAAATACGGCATATCTTAGCTACGGACGAAAAGAGCCGTAACTCGGATATTCGCCTAACTCAAATGATTTGGTGGAACCACTACCGCAGTTTTATGAAGAATATTGACGGCAAGATATATGTAAACGTGGCAGATCTATTCACATTACCTCGTGAGGACAATATCAAGCGTATTCGTGCCAAGCTACAAAATGAACTTAAACTATATCTACCAACAGACCCTACCGTTGCCCGAAAGCGTGGTTGGCAAGAGGACGAGTGGCGTAGATACCTTGGCTACCCAGTAGCAGGAGAGGACAATCAGACACTATGAGTAACTTTTGGCACAGAGAATGGAAGCAGATTGTCGAAGCAAAGGGTCTTAGCGTAAGAACGGCAAATGCTTTACACTGCACATACTACTTTAACGAGGGTAAAAACTTTGGCGATTCAGACTATATAAATAATGAGCTCACTAACCTAGACCCCCAAGAAACATTTGACTATTTAATGGACAAGTTTAGCAAAGAAAAATATCAAAAAGAGTTGCGTGGCATTGGCGAAAAAGGTTTTAGAGAATTACTGAAAGCAGAATCACTAAGATGAAAACAATGACTGGTTATGACCGAGCAAGAATAATAGCTCACTGGGTAAAAACCAAGCCAGTAAACAAAGACAATGAACCAATATTAATGGAAAATTACATAAAAGCAGTCTGCAAAGAAAAAGGCTGGACATATAGGAAAGGGGTTAAAAAATGAGCGAAGATAGATTTGTACTTAAAAAACCTTGTAAGATTTGTATGAGGGTTCACGATAAGAAAGCAGGCTGTCAATGAAAAAGGCAATAATCATAGTAATAGCGATACTCTTAGCTGGCTTTATATTTGGCAAAGCATATGGTCAGGAAGCCGAGCAACAATGCCCAGCTGGAAGCTATAGCATAGGCGAGAATAAAAATGGTGATTTAATCTGTAAGCTAGAGCCGACTGGTTGCCCTTATGGTGATTCAATACCTCTTGGACCAGACTGTGATAAACACGCACCGCAAAAGGTTCAAGAGCCGTCTGCACCACTTGAACCTTATTATGGGGCTGGCAAATGATAGATGAAATGCACCAAGACTTTCTAAAGTTCTGTGAATATACAGACCCTTGTGGCGTTATGTCATATACTTGGCTTTGGAGCAGGTGGATTAGAAGTTAATAGAGAGCACATTTGATATAATTAATATAGATGAATGTACCGAAGCCGTTTAAGACTATTTCCAATATGTTTAACCGAGATAAAAACTCTATCGGTGATAATTTAGGTCGGGATTTTTTGAAGTACGGAAATAAAAAGCCGTTAGTTCAAGACTGGTCTAAGGTCATTATGTCTGACAAAGACCTCTATACTGGTTATTCGTATGCCGCAATCAAAAACCGAGCTAATAAAACGGCTCAGATGGCTACAGAAAATATCGAAACCGAAGCTAATACAGCTACAGCAAAAAAGTCTAAGGCGACAGGCGACATTCTTACACACCCATACCTTGATATTATTGACAGCTCAAACACATTCACGAACTACGCATTTTGGTACGCTATAAGCACATTTCTAGACCTAGAGGGTGTTTACTACCTATTAGCAGTTAGAACCGTAGAGAACGAACGAATAGGACGTGTGCAAGAGTTTAAGCTGTTGAATCCATATAATGTAAGACGTATTCGCAATGCAGAAACAGGCGAAGTGGGCGGTTATGTTGAAAGCCGAGATGGAATGGTTCGAGAAATACCACCTCAGATGATGATAGATATTCGTAACCTTAATCCATTTAGCTCAGATGACCCCTACTCAATGACTGATGCAGCCAGAGAATACCAGTTCACTTTGAAGCAAGCAGGTGATTATACTCGTCATAGCTTAAAGAATAATATGGCAGCTCCTGGTATTCTTTCGACTGATATGTTGCTTGATGATGAGCAGTTTAAGAACTTCGTAGCTAGAGTTACTAATCAAGAAAAAGGTCTACCTCTATTCGGAAATGGTGCAGGTGCTATTACTTGGGACGCTATGCAGATTGACCTAGACAAAGCTTCACTCGATAAGATTAATGAAATTAACCGAAGCACATTATTCGCTGTATCTGGTGTCGGCAAAACTATGATGAGTATTGAAGAGTCAGGGACTACAAGGGAAACTGCTCTTGTCCAAAAAGATTTGTTTATCGAATCACATATTATGCCACAGCTACAACTTATCATTGACGCACTAAACCAAGACTACAAGAAATACTACCCTGTCGAATATGCTCAGACTGAATACACGATGATTATAGACAACCCACTCAAGACAGACCGAGAAGCCGAATTAAAAGATATTGAAATACGAGAAAAAAGCTTTGATATGTATAACTCACTAGTCAATAAAGGGTATGAGCCAGAACTTGCTGCAAAATATACCGATGGTGAGATAGGTTTAGATGAACTCGGTCAGCCTACTAATGAGCCAAAACAAATAATACCAGCTCCAACACAAACACCAGATGAAAAAAAACCAGCCGAAGAAGATGACGAAACCTCTAACAACTCATCTCACAATCACACTCACGAAGTAGCTGACCGAGTTACCAATGAGTTTGATGATGAAACTACAGGGCTTATAGCTGTTCAGCAATCGGCTTTACAGAATGAGGTCACTAGAGTTGAAACAGGCGTAGTAATGAGTGTTATAAATAAACTGACTAAGAGTAAGAATGCTTTTGAGAGTTCGGGCGATATTATCTCTAAAAAAGACGAAGAGGCTTCAACCAAAGAGCTCAACCAATCACTCGAACTATTTTACCTAGCTTTAATCCCTATATTTGCTAGCACTAATGCCGCACGTCGCTTAAAAGAGTTTGGAATGCCTACAAACTTTGAGATGACCTCTGCTATACGCAAGGAAACTAAAGAGCTAGTAAAGGTTGTTTCTGAGAGCCACATTAATACTATAGTCGAAGATTTACGCTTGGCTATGAAAGGTGCTTACGATGAAGCTGTCACTGCTCAACTATCTGCTATAGAAGCGACAGGGCGAAAAGTAACTGACGCAGATTTGGCATTAGCTCGTAAGATGGCACTAGAGGGCAACGGACAGACTAAGATAGTATCTGCAGTACGTCAGAAGTATAGCGACTTCTCAAATGGTCGTGCTAAAACTATTGCTAGAACCGAAGCTAGTAGGGCATTTAACCAATCCCAGTTACAGTCAGACTTGCAATTCGTTAAGCAGAATGACTTAGAGGGTCGTGTATATAAAAAATGGATTACTCGGAATGATAATCCCTGTCAGTTCTGTCGGACTATGGCAAGCCAGCCCCCAATCCCTGTGAACCAAAACTTTGTTGATTTAGGCGATATGCTAGAAGTCGAGGAAAATGTAGATGGCAAAATAAAGGTACGCAAGATGTCAATAGACTTTGAACCAGTATCAGCAGGACTATTGCACCCTAATTGCGGTTGTACCTACAAGCTGATAGTGGAGTAGGTAATGAATAAAGCTAATGGACGAATCGTAAAGAAGCAAGAAAAAGAAAAGGTTATAAATATACGCAACCTAAACGGTGTATTACAGTGGCGTTTCGGAGATACAGAAGATTGGAAAAACCTTGTTAATACTAATGAGATGGTTGGCCCACAAGGTCTTAAAGGTGAAAAAGGTGACAAGGGTGATAGGGGCGGAAAAGGTGATAAAGGGTTAGATGGAAAAAATGGTGTCGATGGCAAGAACGGCAAAGACGGAACTGATGGCAAAGATGGCCAAGAGATTATACTTCGCAAGTCGGCTACGCATATTCAATGGAAGCGAATCGACCAAGATACTTGGAAAGACCTTATCGCCTTAGAGGAACTACGTGGACCAGAGGGGCACACTCGCATTTATGGCGGTGGTGGTGGGAATAATCAGGGTGGTGGTACTGGCGATGGTGTAGTTATTAGTGTAGTCGCTGGCAATAATATTGACGTAGATGCCACCGATCCAGCTAATCCAGTAGTATCTGTAGAAAGTTTATTAACTGCTGATATTACTGATTTGACGGCAACTGCTACAGAATTGAACTATACGGATGGGGTGACTTCTTCAATCCAAACACAACTGGGCAACAAACAGCCACTAGACTCTGATTTAACGGCTTTAGCTGCTGCTGGTAATTCCACTGTCCTAGCAAATACCACCGCTTCATTTTTGACCGCAGATGAAACTAAACTTGATGGTATAGAAGCCGGTGCAGACGTAACGGACGCAACAAATGTAGCCGCCGCCGGTGCGTTTATGAAATCGGTTGATGATACTGATGATATTACTGTTGGTGCTACTAACAAGTTTGCAACCGCTGCTGAAAAAACCAAATTAGGTCACATCACTGTCACACAGGCTGTTGATTTAGATACGATGGAATCCGATATTGCAAACAAGCAGCCACTAGATGCTGACCTTACCGCCATTGCTGGGTTAGACAGCTCAACTTCTGGCGCTATAGCGTCTGACGGTGCTGGCTGGATAAAGAAAACCTATGCACAATTTAAGACGGCTTTAGGGCTTGTTAAAGGTGATGTTGGGCTTGGAAACGTAGACAACACTAGCGATGTAAATAAGCCAGTTTCAACAGCACAACAGACAGCACTAGACCTAAAACAAAATTTAACAGAAAAAGACCAAGCGCTAGGGTATGTTGGGCTAGATGCTAGTTCAAAGATTAATCCTGCCCAACTGCCTGCCTTAGCAATAACAGAAACATTTGTTGTGGCATCGCAAGCAGCAATGTTAGCACTTACTGCCCAAACTGGTGATGTTGCAGTACGTACAGACCAGAATAAAAGCTACATACTGACAGCTGAACCAGCATCAACTTTGGGTAACTGGCAAGAATTGCTAACCCCTACAGGTGCAGTAACAAGTGTCTTCGGTCGTAGTGGTGTTGTAACAGCCCAAAATGGTGACTACACAGCCGTGCAAGTTACGAACGTACCAGCTGGTAGCATTGGTGCGGTAACAGTCCAAGCAGCCATTGATGAATTAGATAGTGAAAAACAGCCAATAGATAGTGACCTCACTGCTATAGCGGCTCTAACACCCAGCAACGATGATGTAATCCAGCGTAAAGCTGGGGTATGGACAAACAGGACTATTGCTCAATTATTAGCGGATATGGCACTAGGCTCTTTGTATCAGCCACTAGATGCCGATTTAACAACCATTGCTGGTCTTACCGCTACAACAGATAACTTTATAGTTTCTGTTTCAAGTGCTTGGGCAAGCCGCACACCAGCTCAAGTTAAAACAACTTTAAGTCTTAATAACGTAGACAATACCTCTGACGCTACCAAGAACTCAGCAACAGCCACTCTTACTAATAAGCGCATTACACCTAGAGTTGGTACAACCACATCATCAGCAACACCAACTATAAATACAGATAATGTTGATATGTATGGCTTAACTGCTCAGACAGTAGACATTACCTCCTTTACTACCAACTTATCTGGTACACCTACAGATGGGCAAAAGTTATGGATTTATGTAGTAGGAACAGCGGCGTGTGCTATAGCTTGGGGGTCTAGTTTTGAGGCTGGTCCAGTTGCATTACCAAGCACAACCGTAACAACTCAAAGATTAGACGTTGGCTTTGTTTGGAATGCTGTAAGTAATAAATGGCGCTGCATAGCAAGCGGGTCAGCATAGGAGGAATAATGGCTGCTAGATATTGGGTCGGCGGAACCAACAACTGGAACGGGACGGCAGGCACTAAGTGGTCTACCACTTCAGGCGGTGCTGGTGGGGCGGCTGTACCGACTGATGGCGATAATGT